CTAAACCAGTAATTCTGTACTACCTTTCAAGGGGTTATATTGAATGGCATCTTGTAAGAAGTCTGGCGCAAAGTGTGCATAGGTCAACGTTTGTTGCAAATTAGTGTGTCCTAAGATGCGTTGTAACGTAATAATACTTCCGCCGTTCATCATAAAATGGGTGGCGAATGTATGGCGCAATGCGTGGGTTGCTTGACCTAATGCCATACTGGGCTTCACTTTTTTAATTGCTCTACGAAACATGTGATAAGACGTTTCAGTAAAGAGCAATCCTGATTTCTTTGTACAAATCATGTCAGCAACAGCTTGAGAAATTGGCACAATTCTTGGCTTATTGGTTTTGGTGTACGTAAATCTCACCTTATTTTGGATCACATGTTCACGTTTTAGTTTGAGCGCTTCACCCCAACGGGCGCCAGTGCTTAAACAGAGAACGGCAACTTTTAGGTTGTCACCTTCCAATAATGCTAATAATTGCTGAATTTCATTATCTGTTAGATATGACATTTCAGTCGTTTGCTGTTTTAACCGTGATATTCCTTGAACGGGATGTTTACTTAAAAAGAAATCCGTTTTTTTAAGCGCCGTAAACATACCGCTGAGTGCTGAGATATCCCTATTTATCGTTGAGGCTTTTACGCCAGAAGCGAGTCTAAGCTCACGATAGAGTACCAATTGCTTATCGGTTAATTGGCAAACAGGGGGATTATTCAGTGATTCAGCAATACGCCTCACTCTTAGGTGTGTCATTCTTCCATAAGGTGTATTTTTGCCGAACACTTCCCACCAAATATCAATTAAATCGCTAAGAGGGCGAATATCGGTTGATGTTTCTACCCAATCTTTTGTTTGCTGATTAGCTAGTGAATAACGTTCAAATAAAATAGCTTCTTGCTTCTTTTCAAAGCGTCGTCTGATCCGTTTTCCGTGACGGCCAGCCGGTCTAATGTCCACTTCATATTGACCATTTTCGAGTTTCTTAATTGTCATAAGAAAGCCCTCCAATGGAACAAATGCTTTGCGAATCAATAAATTCACAAAATGCTTGATGTATTGTTATCCAATTTTCTTGTCTGAGCGGGATGATTGCGTGCTGTCTTGCCCACTGTGTGCGAGTGCCGGTGCGATTTGCCCAGCATCAGGATTAACTTCATCGAACATAAACCAGTCTCGATACTTTCTAAATTGTGGGTGCTTAAAGAATTTCATTGCCGATTCTAAAGACATTTTAGCTTTTCCACTTTCATAACCATGATAAGTAACATAATTAATACCAACCAAATCAGCCGCTTGTTTAACATTTAGTCTTTCTGATTCACGTATCAGTTTTAGTTTTTCGTTATCGTACATTGACATTATATAAGAGATCTCTTATTTTATAAGAAAGTTGATACCTCCTTGCCGTGAGGCAAAGAGTCCGAAAGCGCTATAAAGCGCCTGACATAAGAGGGTAGCAGATGAGAGAGAAAATCGTAAGTCTGTCAGATGGCGTGACTGAGGAAAAATTTGCTGAATTAATCGGTAAGCCGGCGAGTGCAGTTGCTGATATGCGCAAAGCAGGAAAGTTACCCATTATTCAAATGAAAAGACCAGGTTCAAGTAGAGCCGAAAACTATGTCTATCTGCCTGCATGGAATAACGGTTTAAAGATGGCTTATGAATCTTTACCAAAAGAGATGCGTGACGGTTGGTTAGTGTGGTTAGGGCTGAAATCATGATACGACAAATAACTGAGCATAGTTTTCTGTATCGTGGCTTTACGATTATTAAGTTACCACGAAAAGCAATGAATCCAGTTACTCGTTATCACGTTTGGTTAGATGATCAGTCATTCGGTAAGTTTGATGCAATGGCTGAGGCGGTTAAATATATTGATGGGTTAAGGAAAGCTAAAAATGAAAAATAATTCAATCGTTAAGAATACACAAAATGGGGTATATATTTGTATTGAAGATAAATATTCACCAATAAATAGTATTGTTTTTGAATTATCACAACTGATACATTTCATTCCAGTTAATAATATTGGTAATACAGTTTTAATTTCTGTAAGTGGAATGGCTGACTTTAGTCCAAGTATTCCGTTTGCAAAATTTTTAAGTTTTTTTCGTTATATCATTGAGCAAAGTCAGAAACTAAATAGCCACTCACATTTATTTACGATAACAATAAATAAAGATTTGTCTTGTGAATGGCAATGTTAGTTAATTAAAAATATTTACGGCGTGCAGATGGATGTAAATCACCAATATCAAATTTAGAAGAGAATTCTTTTGAAAAATGCATATTGGGAATTAATACGCCAGCAGAATCGACAATAGGGGATGAAATGATTTCATTTTTAAATATTTCAGCTTTTAAGCGAGCTGTCTCATATGAAGGAAGATGCGTTTCTTGCTTTATAACTAAGTTAGTTATGCCGTTGAAATCAGAGAGTGCGATCCAGTGCCAACCATTGGATGTTTCTTCAAATTTAAAATATATCAGGCTCTTATCGTCACAGACATCTAAATCAGCTTGCTCAGTATATAAAATAGTTTCTTCTAAATTATCAATGGATTCCATTCTAGAAGAAAAAGCTGGACTAGCTATTTTTAAATCATTATATACCAGCTCCCAATAAGAGCTTTGTTTAATTGCATTAACATAAAATTTCATTGGATTTCCTTTTTTGCAATGGTTTTTATGCCTGTTTCCTGTCAAGAAATTGCAGGCATAAAAAATATACCATACACCATGTTTCCGATCATGGATAAAAAATCGGTTCAAACGATTTAATTAGATTATCAATATTTAGAAATTAAATAATGACCTTTATCGGTCAGGGCTTTTTATTACCTAAAAATGAGGTTTTAAAATGAGAAATATTCCAGAACCTATATTTACACCTGTGGCTGAAAATATAAAAGCAAATAGAGAAGATGAACGTAAATCATTAATAAATCATTTTGCCGATCGCCAGCGTCAATTAGCCGACAAAGTATTAATAGATAAATTAGATTACGCGCAGGTTCATCAGTTATTAATTGATGAGGCAGATAAATTGGAGTCAGAAGCAGGAGAACTTAATTATGTCTGATGCAGTTGATCGTGCCAATGAATATGCAGAGCTAGTGCTGGAACAGAATATTCAAGCAACGAGAAAGGCAATAAAGAGTGTATCGGCGTTTGAATGTGAGAATTGTGATCATCCAATACCTCAAGCCCGTCGCCAAGCAGTCATAGGCTGCACATTATGTATTGATTGCCAAATATTGCTTGAGCTAAAAGAAAAACATTATCACAGCATATGAGAATCATTTTCTATAAGTAAATAAAAAGCACACAACCTGCGGGATAGGCAGTTATTGTGTGCTCTAAGGTTATCTCATGAAATCATACCATATTCAGGCGTTATTGCCTCGTCTTATACACGACTTTCAATTCAAAGAGCAAAATGGTTATTTGCGTCAAGGTATTTGCCCAAGCTGTAAGAAAAAAGAGTTATTTACTTCCATTGAAATGCCGTTTGTATTGCGTTGTGGCCGTGAGAATAAATGTGGTGCTGAATTGATCGTAAAAGAAATTTATCCCGATATATTTGACGATTGGTCAACTCATTACCCTAAGACACAGCAAGCACCCAATGCGGCAGCAGATGCCTATTTACAGCACGCTAGAGGGTTGAATATTGAGCCATTAAAGGGGCTTTATTCCGAGTCTAGTTATCATGCTAATGGTTTAGGTGCTGCAACAGTTAAATTTGCGTTACCAGAGGGCGCATATTGGGAACGTATTATTGATAGACCATCAAGATTTGATCGTAAAGCTAACTTTTTTGGTTCTTATAAAGGGCATTGGTGGTCATTACCTCAACAAGATTTAACACAAGCTAAAGAGATTTGGCTTACTGAAGGTATTTTTGATGCGCTAAGTCTTATTCAAAATGGTATGGCAGCGGTTTCACTGATGACTTGCCATAATTATCCTGAAATTGCTTTGGCCAAGTTAAAAATAGAAATTGGTAGCAATAAAAAACCGTTATTGATTTGGGCATTAGATAATGGCGCAGCTGGCGAACGGGCTATGAGAAAGTTTGTGGCGCGTAGTCATGAGGAAGGTTGGAAAGCCACTGCCGCCAGACCAGCAGAAGTTGATAATGGGAACGATTGGAATGACTTGCACATGAAAGGCAAGTTAACTGAACGAGATATGGCTCGTTATCGTTATTATGGGAAGTTGCTGTTAGCTTCTACTGCGTTTGAAAAAGCACGTTTAATGTTTAATTGGACGGAGCGTTCAGAGTTTGATTTTCAACATGATAACCGTTTGTTTTGGTTTAAGTTAGATATCGACAAAATGATGAAGACGATTGAGCGTATTCATGATGCAGAGCCTGATTTAGATGAAGATGAAGCCAGACAAAAAGCCGTTAAAGAGTCTGGCACCGTAATTGAAATAGCCAACTGTTACCCCACGCCATTATATTTCCAAAAATCGGTAGAGACCGATGAATCATGGTATTACATCCGTGTTGATTTTCCTCGACAGCCACAAGTTAAAGCGACTTTTACCGCCTCACAATTAACAAGTGCCAGTGAATTTAAAAAGCGTTTATTACATGTGGCAAAAGGGGCGGTTTATACAGGTACAACTTTACAATTAGATCGTATTTGCAAACAGGCATTGCCTGATATCAAAGAGGTGATCACTCAAAATTATGTGGGATATAACAAAGAATATGGTGTATATGTATTTAATGATGTGGCAATACAAGATGGTAAGTGTTTTACGCTGAATGAGGAAGATTATTTTTCTTTAAATAAACTCGATATTAAGACGTTAAGCCTTAGTCCATCATTATCTATTAATACGGATTTTAGTGAATTTGATACCAGTTGGTTAGGCTCTCTTTGGGAGGCTTTTGGTGTAAAAGGCTATGTCGTATTAGCGTTTTGGGTGGGTTCTCTTTTTGCTGAACAAATACGAAAAACACATAAGAGCTATCCTTTTTTAGAGATTTGCGGTGAACCAGGTTCAGGTAAAAGTACATTAATTGAATTTTTATGGCGCTTATGTGGTCGTGCTGATTATGAGGGGTTTGATGCATCAAAATCGAGTGTTGCAGCTCGAGGGCGTAATTTTTCACAAATTAGTAATTTACCGGTGTGCTTAATTGAAAGTGATCGCGTACAAGATAACGCAAAACTAAAAGCGTTTGATTGGGAAGAGTTGAAATCTTTGTACAACGGACGTGCGACTCGTTCATTAGGCGTAAAAAACAGTGGTAATGAGACTTACGAGCCGTTATTTAAAGGCAGTATTGTGATTGCACAGAATGCCGAGATTAATGCCTCACGAGCTATTTTAGAGAGGATTATTCATCTTTATACTGATAAGGCTGAGCAAAGCGTAGAAACCCGTTATGCTGCCATTGCTCTTGAGCGTTATCCTATTGAGAAACTTTCAGGTTTTTTACCTAAAGTATTAATGAAAGAAGCTGCAATATTAAAACAATACAATGAGCGTGTAGATGATTTGCAGGCGCAGTTATTTGCGGATAAGACGATTAACCATGAGCGGATAGCCAAGAACCATGCACAGTTAATCGCATTATTGGAAACATTAGCATTGGTATTGCCAGTAAAAGACGCACATATCCGACAAACGCGTAACTTTATTATTGAGTTAGCTAAACAACGTGTTCAAGCCATTCAGTTGGATCAACCGCCAGTTATGGAATTTTGGGATATGTTTGATTATCTACAAGATAATGAGCCATTTGGTGTTAATCATAGTATTGAACAGGGCGTTTATGCAGTGAATTTCAACCATATTGCGCAGGTTGCCAGTGAACACAGGCAATCAATGTTATTAAATACGGATATTAAAAACTTACTAAAAGCAGGACGTATGCGTAAGTTTGTGGGTATTAAGACCGTGAGGAGTGTAGTAAACAGTCAATTTAATAATTCACTTGCGATAGGGAGTGCGCTAAAAAGACCTGAAGTAATTAAGTGTTGGGTATTTCAGGAAAACAGCGAGAGTTAGTTTCTCCTTTCATTCATCTAAAGGCTGCCGATGTGCAGCCTTTCTTTTATCTATAGAGAATCATCAAGTAATTATCATAATTACCAAGAACAACAAAATAGAGAAGATATAAATATTTGTACAATAAATATGCATTGTTTAATCTCTTTTATATAAATAGAGAATTTGTGGGAGGGGTTCGGAAAGCGGTTACAATGGTTACAAAATTAAAGTTGGTTTATATCATATTGATTAAACGTAGAAATATAGAGATTAGGAAAGGTTACAAATGGGTTACTTTGTAGTTACGTGTAACCGTTTAAAGAGGTTACAAATTAAAAATATAACTTATTGTTTTATAAGGATGTAACTTTTTAACCTTTGTTTTGTAACCCGTTGTAACCTGTAAAAAGTTACAACGGGGTTGTTTATAATCAGTGGGTTAGATGTTGTTTTGGTAGTGTGTAACCGATGTAACCGGTTTCCGAGAGGGGGACTAAAGTAATATAAAAATTTTTGTTAATACTATGTATTAGTAGATTAGTAAAAATATTTTATATGAAGTTAGTATAGTGATTTATTTTAATTTAAATACTTTATAATGCTGCGATAACTAGCCGACTATTGACAGAGGTATTGAGAACTATATGAAAGTAGAAGTTGCTTTACAAAAGTCATCTTCAGCAAAGGAAAGAGGTGATCTACTTGAGTCTCTAGCTGAAACATTACTTATGGCACAGTCATATGAAGTGATAAAGGAAATCAGGTTTACGGCAGTAGAACTTGATTTACTATGTCGACATAAAATTAGTGGGAAAGAAATATATGTGGAATGTAAAGCGTATAGAGATAAAAATATTGATGCTAATATTTTAAAAAATCTTGCTGGAACTCTTGTTTTTAAAGATTATGATGAAGCATGGTTAATATGTACAAGTGAGTATGGTAAAGAAGCTAAGGGTTTTATCGAAGAATGGAAAAAAAAGCCTAAAGAACAATCAACAAAGCTTAGTTTTTATGAACCAAATCACATAGTAAATTCACTTGTAAGTTCTGGAGTTATAAAAAAACAACCTGATGATTTAGCTACAAATTACATGGGAAGCCCAAACTTAATCGGAGAATGGGTATTACTTATAACAAAATATGGGCTTTTCTGGGTTACAGCTATTTTAGCCGGGGGACTTCCTTCAGGTGTATTATGTTACTACGCTAAAAACAATGAACTAGTTGAAGATTTGGAGCTTTTAAATGAATTAGCTGATACAGATACATCTTTAAATAACTTAGATTTTAAATTACCTAAAAGTCCCAAATCAAAAGTTTATGACGTAGAGGCTAATAAGTTAGTAAGCGTTGTTGAAGTTCAAACTGGTGAAGCATGGAGTGATTATCGTCCTGCAAGACCAGAAGACTTTGTTGGTAGAATAAAAGAAATTAATGAAATTTTTGAATTTTTTAAAAAAGTAAAAGAAGAAAAAACGAATACTAGAATTTTTGCTATTACAGGAAATTCTGGTATGGGAAAAAGTTCACTAATTGCAAAATTGAAAAATAAAGCGAGTAATTATCAAAATAAAAATAAGTATTATATATTTCCTGTTGATATTAGAGCCGCTACAGGTTCAGAGTATATATATTCGTCTCTGCTAACTGCATTGAAAAGTGCACAAAATAAAGGTTTTGGAGACCAAAGTATTCAATTAGTACTTTCCGATGTTAGCAATCCATTAAATTCAGAATCAATTCAATCTTATTTAGAGTCATTAAAATTAAAAAATCAATTAATCACACTAGTATTTGATCAATTTGAAGAGTTATATTCTAAACCAGAGCTTTATGAAGTGTTTGATAAGGCTAAAGCATTATTGCTGAATGCGGCTGCAATTAAATTAAATTTTTGTTTAGGTTTTGCTTGGAAAACAGATAGTAATACTCAGAGTGAACATCCTGCATATTTCTTTTGGCATCAGTTATCTGATTATCGCATAACAAAAAAATTAGCTCCATTTTCTGATCGTGAGTCAAACTCAGTAATAAACTTACTTGAAAAAGAAATAAAAGATAAACTACATAATGATTTACGGCATAATCTTGTAGCTAGTAGCCAAGGCTATCCATGGTTATTAAAAAAACTCTGTATTCACTTATATGATAAAATCCAAAATGGTATAAATCAAACAGAACTATTAGAAAATAAGCTTGATGTTGCTAGTTTATTTAAAGAAGATATGGAATCATTAAATCCAGCAGAATATAGTTGTTTGAAATTGATCGCCCAACGAGCCCCTGTTGATTGGTTTGAGATTATTGAAATTTCAGGTCCTGATACTATAAGCTCTTTGATAAATAGACGATTGATTATAAAAAGTGGGGATCGATTGAATGTGTATTGGGATATTTTTAGAGAGTATATTTTAACGGGAACTGTTCCTATCATATCACTCAGATATCTTCCATCCACAGATTTTTCTTCTTTGTATAAAGTTTTAAAATGTTTAAATCATAATTCAAAATTATCTGTGCAAGATTTAGTGGCTAAAACAAAATGGTCGGAAGGGACAATTCAAAATATTGGTTCAGATATGATCATGTTTGGAGTGGCCATTAGAGAAAGTGGTTTATATTCATTGAGTGAAGATGTGACCGTTTGCAATGAAATAGATATTTTAAAGATCATAAGAGATAAGTTTTCTAGGCATGCTTTTACCCTTGCTATGAAAGATAAAGCTACGCACTCAGTTGCTAATGCAAATGCTTTGATTGAGTTATTAAAACAGTTATATCCTGATAATAAATATGCTGAAAAAACATGGCGAGCTTATACTATTAGACTTTGTAGATGGTTAGAATTATGCGGTTTTATTGAACCATCTAGTTATGGTTGGTTTTATAAAGATCAAGGTAAAGTCGTTACAGAACGAATAAATTCAGAACGAAAACGTAGAAAAGGTAATATATTTACGGCTCCAGCATCTCCAGAACTTACATTGGAAGCTTTAAACTGGCTTATTGAAAAAGGTTCAATAAATAGAAATAGTGAGAAACCGAAAGGGTATCGAAACGCACTAATGGTATTAAAACGATTTGAGTTAATTTATGTTGAGAATGGTAAATATCAAGTTGACAATGAGAGGCTTGAAAAATTTTCTGAAAAAAGAGAAGTACTTTGGGTTAGCGCCAGTACTGAGCAAACACTTTTAGATGTAATAAAATTATTTGAAATAGCCCCTCAATTGTCAGGAAAAGAAATTGGTCAGTTTATTTCTGATAAATATGATCTATATTGGACTGAAGCATCAAAAATTAGAAACGGAGGCGCCCTTAGAAAATGGGCTTTATGGTTATCTAAAGGTAAGAATAATGCTGATGTTCCTATATTTACAAGTAAAAAATAAACATTAGAACGGACTAGTGTACGTTTAACACGAACATTGTGTTAAACGTATCTTTATAAAAATACTTAGTGAGTAAAAAGGAATAAATTTGCACAATTTCCTTTCAAATAGATTCCTTACCTAAGCCCATACCTAGCTTATATTCAACCAACCGCACGCCTGCATAAAAACCGATACATTTAGTGCGCGGGCGTGGCGGGGTCACGATTGCGTTTTGAGGGGGTTAAAAACATTATCCCTCGCAAATTTCCAGCTCGCAGAGCGATTAAAACAAGAAAAAGACATCTGAATACCAAATAAATTACATGCGCTTAAAATGGATTGTAGGCGCATTTAATACAGGTTTGAGAGGGTGAAAATTAGGCGGATTCGCCTTATCAGGGTGTAAACGGTATAATAGAATTGGGTCACTATTATTATTAGTCAGACCGATACTTATACCTTACAGGTAAAAAAATACCGCCAGTGTCGGCGGTATTGTTCTTTGTGCGGTGATGTTACTCATCATCCAATGTGTACTTATCAAACTTAATCACTTCTTCACCTAGCCAATCATTAATCTGTAATATCTTGCTTTGCAGTGGCGCCAACTCATTACGAAAGAAAACCTTTGCCGCTTTTTCTACGTCACCAAAGCCACCGGTATTCTGTGGAATGATCCCCATCATTTGAGGCGGTACGCGGTGTGCTGCTAACATATCGTCACGGCTAACATTCTTGATATTAAGAAATTCATCTTTGGCCGCAATCTCACTTAGCGGAATAACTTGTACGCCGTCTTTCTTGCCATTCGGTGCGTGGATAAACAAGTTACGGAAATTGCCGGGACCTTTTGAGTTTTGCATTGCTTTACGGATTTTATCAATATCACTTTGGTTTTGTGATGCGTCACTGACGTATAAAATAAATCCGGCATGGCTACCATTGCGATAATACTTAAGGCGGAACAGAGTAGCCGCTTCATTAAGTAACACTGACATGGTGGACGCCAGATATTCCGGCAAGCCGTATAACTCTTGATTTAAATCGGGTTCATATAACTGAAACACGCTACCGGGTTTAAACTCATAAGGTTGTGAGTCATAGCCGTAACGCACAAACCAATAACTATCATCGGCAACACCACGGCGGGTATATTTGGCAAGGGAGGGTGTGAGCTTTAATAAATTACCCGCCATGTTATTACGACGTTCAAGATAGGCATTACCAAAAGTTAAGAAGTCGAGCGCAAACCGGCTAAAGTCTAACTTAGAGAGAAAACGGTTAGGTTGGAAGGTACTCACTAAGATATTACGTTTCACATAAATCGCACTGCTATGATGAGTCGCCGCACGAAACAGTTTTGATAACCCATCAAAGCTAATCGGTGGCTCATACCAATTATCAATTTGCGCACACTCCAGATAATCAAAAATTTCTCGTTTATCTAATACCGGAACGGGATCACCAAAGGTAAAGGCTTCCATGCTGTTATTGGCGGTTGCCGTTTGTTGTGCTTTAAAACTTTTTTTATTTTTACGGCTCATCAATAAATCTCCACAATGTTATTACTGTTCTCGGTGGTGCCAGTTAATGGTTCGTTGAATAGGGCGTGCATCGTTGCCCATGCAAGGTCAGCATGTCCGCTTTCTTCACTGCGTGAGGCTTCATAAGTAGGGCGGTTACCGCTTCCGGTGGTGGTACGACGAATGGAAGTAAAAGACTGAATGATATCAACGCACTGTGCGTCGAACTCTAAACGCCCGTGACTAATCACATCATAGGCTTTAATGACTAAGGCATTTTTGACATTCGGGTTATAAATAAACTCACGCGCAGCAGGAAAAAACTGAATGACATTCTGATAAACACCATGACCCAAACCAGTGGTATCAATGCCCATATATTCAACATAGAAACGTTCAGTGATTTTTTTAATGGCGTCAGCTTGCGCGCGAAAATCCATACCACGCCATTGATGGCGTTCTAATATGCGGAATTTCCCTCCTGGTACTTTAGGCGGAGCGATAACCACACAACCGGCACTATCACCATTTTCACCACCTTTGCTTGGGTCATAACCTACCCAAACCGGATCATAACCGTAAGGGCGTAGCGCTAATGGTTGAATGTCATCCCACACCTCCCAACTGTCCACCATGCAATTTTGCATCATGTTAAAGTTGAATAGGGATTCGATATCATCCATAAAGTGACACATTAACAGGTTGTTATATTCGTCTGGGCTATACTCTTTTTTGAGTTGCTCTAAATCGAATAAATCACAACCGCCCCGTAACGCATCTTCAATATTGACGATTTGTCGCCATTGTCCATCCTCACATAAACGCCCATTCACTAACGCTTCATGTGAGATATCAATATCAACTCTGTCTTCTTTTTTGCGTCCGCGGTTATACAGTTTGCCCGACCAAAAGGGGTACGCTTCATGGCTCATGGTTGACGGTGTTGAAAAGTAGGTTTGTCGCCAATGTTTTTGTATGGCCATACCCGAAGTGACTTTGCGTAACTCCTGAAATTTAGGTATCCAAAAGGTTTCATCAAGATATAAATTACCATGATAACTTTGTGCTGTGCGGGCATTGGTGCCAAGAAAATAGAGCGTTGCACCGTTACTTAACATCAGCGGGTCACCTTTTAACTCAACATCAACCTCCAATGCCATTTTGATAATGTATTCACGGAACATATAGGCTTGCGCTTTACTGGCGGAGAGGAAAACCTGATTACGTCCGGTGGTCAGGGCATCAATAAAGGCTTCTCGCGCAAAGTAGAATGTTGCGCCGATTTGACGGGATTTTAAAATATTGCGGATGCGGTGATGACCGGCGCGATACCACACCTTTTGATATTCAAACAACGTATCACGAAAGATATCTTCCAGTTTTTCAACTTGTTCTTCTGAAAAGAAATTTTTCTCTGGCTGACGGCGTTCGCCTTTGTTTCGGTTAGCAATCTTAGGGTTAAGGTCTGTTTCATTACCGCCGTTTTGATATTTTCTGATCCGCGCCATGCGTTCAAGTTGACGCCCTAACAAGTCGATTTCTTTAAAATCTTTGCCTTCTTTGCTCTCTTTTAAAATCAGATTGCAATAACGTGCTTCAACGGTTAACTCTGCGCGCTCGGTAGGGTTAATTTCATCCCAATTATCACGACGTTTCCAACTGTGAATAGTGGACGCCTTTTCGCCGAGCGATTCCGCTATGCGAGCAATGCGATAACCTGAAAAATACAGGTGCATTGCTTTTTTTCGGTTATCAAATGTTTCTGTAATAGCCATTGCACAATCACTGTTTCTTGCTTAAGTTACGGCGAGTCTATCAACCGTCTGGAACGGATCCGCTGGCTTCCTTTTGTGCCATTCCTCAAACAAGCCTTATTCATTGTTTAACGCCCCTTTTAACCGACAACATACAGACCAACGAATAAACGGCAGTCTGGAGTAGTGCATGTCGAAGAAATCAAAACCGGTTCGTCTTTGTGTTGAAGGGGCGACAACGGACGGGCGTCGAGTTGACCGTGAATGGTTAACCCAAATTGCGAAAAACTTTGATCCCGCGGTTTATGGTGCGCGAGTTAATATCGATCACTATAACTATTCATGGGCACCACGCTTTGGTGATGTGGAATCGGTGTATACCGAGGAAATCAAAGAAGGGGCGCTGGCGGGTAAGTTGGCATTATATGGTGTGATCAATCCGACACCTGATTTAATTGAACTCAATAAAAAACGTCAAAAAGTTTATACCTCTGTCGAAATTAATCCGAGTTTTTCAGATACCGGCGAAGCCTATCTGGTCGGTCTTGCTGTGACCGATAACCCTGCCAGTTTAGGCACTGAAATGTTGCAATTTAGTGCCAATGCACAAAGTAGCCCGCTTTCAGAGCGCAAACAAAGCAAAGATAACGTCTTTACTGCTGCAGAAGAAACGCATCTTGAATTTACTGACGAAAAACCTGAAAACGATAAGCCGGGTCTTTTTAGCGTTATTAAAGAGATGTTTTCTAAAAAGCAACACAGTGATGATGCGCGATTTACCGATGTGCATCAGGCGGTAGAGTTGTGCGCGCAAGAAGTACAAACCCTTTCAACAGAAGTGACCGCATTAAAAAACGCAGACCAAAGCGAAGCGGTAAAAGCACTTACGCAACAACTCACGGAATTAAAAAACCAATTTGAAAATACAGACGCCTCGTTCTCACATCGCCCGCCGGCAACGGGTGGCGAAAATAACGGCGAAGTGCTGACGGATTGCTAAGGTAACTAACAAACCATGAAAAAAGAAACTCGTTTTAAATTTAATGCGTATATGACGCAACTCGGTAAAATTTACGGTGTTAGCGCCCAAGAGTTTAGTGATACCAAAGTACCGATTGAACCGTCTGCTGCTCAAAAATTAGAAACTACGATCCAACAATCGGCGGAGTTTTTAACGCACATTAATATTGTGCCAGTTGATGACCAAGTGGGTGAAGCTATTGGTTTAGGTATCGGTTCGACTATTGCAGGAACCACTGACACAACAGCAAAAGACCGTGAAACAAGCGATCCGATTAAGCTGACAAAGAACAGCTATCTTTGCCAGAAAACCAATTACGACACCCATCTGGATTATTCAAAAATTGATATGTGGGCGAAGTTTACCGACTTTCAAACCCGTATCCGTGATGCGATTATCCGCCGTCAGGCATTAGACCGCATTATGATTGGTTTTAATGGTACGCACCGTGCCGATAACTCTGATCGTAAAAAATATCCCTTACTGCAAGATGTGAATTCAGGTTGGTTACAGAAAGTCCGTGAGCGTGCGCCTGAACATGTGATGGGCAGTATTACGAAAGACGGTACAACAACAGCTGAACCGGTTTATGTTGGTGAAGGGCGTGCGTATCAAAATTTCGATGCGTTAGTCCAAGACACCATTGATAAGGCAATTGATCCAGAATATCAGGACGATACGGGGCTTGTTGTAATTTGCGGGCGTAAATTGTTAGCAGATAAATACTTCCCATTGGTCAATAAAGACCAAAACAACAGCGAAAAACTGGCGGCGGATACCATTATCAGTCAGAAACGTATCGGTGGTTTACCAGCTGTACGTGCGCCGTTCTTCCCTGATAATGCCTTTTTTATTACTCGTCTTGATAACTTGTCGATTTATTTCCTTGAGGATTCTCGTCGTCGCCAAGTGCTGGATAATGCAAAACGCGATCGCATCGAAAACTACGAGTCAGTGAATGAAGATTTCGTGGTTGAAGATTTCCGCGGTGTGGCATTGGTTGAAAATATTGTTTGCAAAGATGCCGAAGAAACACCACCCGAAACCACTGACGGTACAGACAACAGCGCAGTAACAGAAGAAGCATCGGCTGAAAATAAAAAGGCGAAATAATGGCGTTATCTCCGTGGGAAAAACACCGCATGAGCCTAAGCGCGCAACAGTCCACCCAATTGGGTGGGCATGTGAGTCGCAACACGAAAGGCTATCACATGATGCTGTTACGTCTTGCGACAGATAAAAAAGAGCTAAAACATTTTCAGTCACGCGAACGCAAAGAAGCTTATAAACGCAAGATATTAGCCAATTATCAACCGTGGGTTGATGGGGCGCTGTCCGGTGGCAGTGGTGTGCAAGATGATGTCTTAATGACCATCTTGCTTTGGAAAATTGATGCGGGTGATTATGAGGGGGCGTTAGATATTGCCGTTTATGCATTAGCTAATCGTTTAGTGATCCCCGGTGTTAACCGCACCACGGGCACCGTGATTGCAGAAGAAATTGCCGATTCAGCCATGCGAGCGTATGCCGTGAAATCACCGGTATCTTTAGCAACGTTAGAGCGTACACGCGCCCTTACTGATGATGAAGATATGCCCGATGAAGTGAGAGCAAAACTCTATAAAATCTTAGGGTTAGTGCTACGCGATAATAATCGACCACAAGAAAGCTACTGCGTATTAAGTCGAGCCTTAGAGTTAAATATTAATGTCGGAATAAAAACCGAATTAAAACAACTTGATAAAGTGCTAAAAGCCCAGCGTGACGCTGAAAAAGCATTGTGACACCACGTCAGGGCGGCACGGAAAAAGCCACTCGCTTTCTTTCGTCCACCGCCCACCTATTTTAAGGTTTTCTTATGGATTATGTTTCTGCTAACCCTGTGCCACAAAAAGACGAAACCATTAAAAATAATGGCTTTTTTCCTGATATTCAAACTCGTGATTTTCAATTGCAAACTCGCGTCGATGGCACAGTGACTCCAGAACGACTGAAAAGCACGTTACTGAACGCCATGATTGAAGTGAATCGCGAGTTGTATCAGTGGCGCATTGGTCAATCTGCGAAAACATTAAAAGACGTGCCCGCTGAACAAATTAATGGTGAAAGTGAACTGATGATTTTATATCAGCGCGCGGTGTTCTGTTTTGCAAAAGCCAGTTTAATCGAACGTTATCGCGATATTGATACTACCGCACAAGGTAATAAAAAAGCCGACACCATGACGCCAGTAATTGATGAAGTGTGGCGTGATGGTCAATGGGCTTTACAACGTATCAAAGGGGAAACCCATAACACGGTGGAGCTTATCTAATGCGGATCTACACCCAACAAGGGGATACCGTAGATGATATTTGTTGGCGTTACTTTGGTCAGTCATCCGGCATGATTGAGCAATTGTTAGAAGCTAATCCGGGGCTGGTTGAATGGGGGGCAATATTACCCACCGGCACCGCGATTGAGTTACCTGATACGCCCAAACAACACAGCACCACACCGATTTTACAACTTTGGGATTAACCCCTTTAAGGGGGAAGGTATGAAGAAGATGCCCTATAAAGATCCAAGTAATATTAATTGGTTTACCGCCTTAATAATTGCCGGCATGGCGGTTTTTGGTGGTATTGCCAGTTATGCCAATAAAATAGTGAAAGGGGAGCCGTTCCGCTTTGCCATTTTACTTGCACAAATCGTTGTCTCCATGTTTTCAGGGGCATTGATTTTATTCGGTGCAAGTTATTTTCAGTGGCAACCTGAGATTGCCGGCGGTATAGCGGGCATGGCGGGTTGGATGGGGTCTGCATTTATTAGCGCAGTCGGAAAGTTATTCTTAAGGAAGGTTGCCGGTGAGTAAATTTATCTTCAGTCAGCGCAGTGAAAATAACCTTATTGGTGTTAACCCGCTATTAGTAAAAATTGCTTATCGTGCATTAGCCATTTCTACGGTGGACTTTGCGGTGACAGAAGGTGTCCGCACACTTAAAAAGCAAAAAGAAAACGTTAAAAAGGGCGTTTCCAAAACATTAAACAGCCGTCATTTAACAGGGGATGCGATTGATATTTTACCTTCTGCGATTAAACCGGGGATGGAATGGCAAGCACATTTTTTTGAGCCGGTCTTAATGGCGTTTAAACAAGCCGCAGAGGAAGAAGGGGTGATATTACGTTTTGGTAAAAACTGGAAAAGTGATCCCAGCTTACCCATTGAAACTCGTTTCCCTGATTACCCTCATATCGAGATCCCACGATGAAAATGAACGTACTGCTTATTATTGTCGCGGGTGTGATGGGCTTGCTACTGATATTTAAGTTTGATGCCTTGCTCACTGAGAATAGCCAGCTTAAGGGTGACAACCTCGCCCTTAAACAAAATGTTATCAGTCATCAAGACGCTATTGAACGCTATCAGAAAGAACTTACCCGTTTATCCGAACTGGATAAACAACACACAAAGGCGCTAACCGATGAAAAAAATAATATTAGCCGGCTTAATGATGAGTTGCACAATAATACTAAGCGGGTGTACATCAAAGCCGATTGCCCCAACCCCGATAATCACACCACCGCCACCGCCGGCATGGGTGATGCAACCTCCGCACGACTTACCGAAACAGCTCAACAAGATTATTTACGTCTCCTCGAAATGATGGCGGAGAATAAGGCACAAACAGAATATTTAATTGATTATACAAACCGATTATTACAATACATCAATGAGTTAAACCATGAAAAAGCCTGCAAACCTACGTGATACTTTAATTAAAAAGGTCGCTTATTTAGGCGAAAATCCCGATAGGCTATACACCTTTATTGATGGTGGGGCGATTGTGGCAACGGGTGCAAGCAGTCAATCTTATGAGTATCAATACAATCTCAATATTATTATTGATGATTATCCCGGAGACCAAGATGTGTTAATGGCGGTGATCATTGGTTGGATTGAACAACACCAGCCTGATATTTTCCTCAATCCCGATAAACGCCAAAGCCATTTTACCTTTGATGCCTTTATTGATAGCAACCAAACCGCCAGTATTAGCATTGATTTAAAGCTGACTGAGCGTGTCCTCGTTAATGTGCAAGCGGGTAAATTGGTTGTCGGTGCAGTTGAAGAGCCGACTGATCCGTTTGAGAGTTGGGAGAGTGTGGCTCATGAACGCCGATGATTTCAGCCCGTTAACCCAAGCATTAGCCGCCATGTTGGCAAAAGCATCACCCAATGAACGTAAAAAATTAGCCCGTGAAATTGCCCGTGATTTACGCAAAAGCAATTTACAACGTATTCGTGCGCAAAAAAATCCCGATGGAACCGCATTCACCAAACGCAAAGCCTCAACGGTTACCGTATTGCGAGGAATGAAATTTGTCTGGAAAGGACAACCCCGCAGTTTAAAAAATTGGCGATTGCGTAAAACGAAAAAAGGTGAGGTGATCACCGGTTACGATTTGGAAAAGAAAGCCGAACGCAGTTTTTATAAGCGCGATATTCTGCGTTTTATTGAAGTAAAAAAAGACAAAATCAGCACCGCAAAACCCAATAAACAGACTCGCATGTTTAAGCGTCTAGCCACCGCCCGTTATTTGCGAATGTCAGCAAATGATAAAGGTGTGGATCTCTTCTTTGCCCCTCAAGTTGCGGGCATTGCTGCCGTGCATCATTACGGTTTAAAAGAGCGTGTGCGGGGTAAGTCATTAGAAATTCAATACCCTGAACGAAAGCTATTAGGCTTTTCACCGGCGGATATTAAACATATCGAAAATCAATTACTGACATTCCTCACAAATCACTAAGTCAAACTGGAATAAATTTTTCTTATCCTTATATTGATAAATGTTTCTAATTAATAAAGGGTGATAAATGATGTCTATTGAAAAATTTAATGCTAATGTTCAATACGATGATTACAAAGGTACAACGGCTGCTGATAAACAAGATATTAATGATGTTTATAAATACTTGGAAAAGAAGCAACAAAGAAATAAAAATGAGTTTATCGTGGGTATTTCTTTATACGCACATGATCTAGCTTTAAATCCTGCCTATGAGTTATCTGTTAGATTTTTTTTATCCGATTTACAAGGTGAAAGTGATGTTCCAACACTAATAAAATCAAAAAATCCATTGAGTGTAAAAGAAGTAAAGATTGATATGTCATATAGGGAGTTTTTCCAATTATTTAAACGATTTAATTTAACCTTATCTCCTAAAGCTTTATTAGAAAATAAAGAGATTGATATTATTTAATACAAAAATGGCTCTTTAATAATAAGAGCCATTTTTTGTATTCCTTTCCCGTTAATTGTCCTGTCTTTGAAACAATCCCAACCCCGTGAATTTTTTTATTTCCCGTTGCACATTGCGAGTATGAATATCGCAGAACTTATCCGAAAAATACAAAACTTGATCCGTACTGGCGTTGTGATTGATGTCAGCGCAGAAAAAGGGTGTCGAGTTAAAACGGGCGACAATGAAACCGACTGGCGCCCGTGGCTTACTGCACGTGCTGGTAATTCGCGTTCATGGTGGGCGCCCAGTATTGGCGAACAAGTGTTATTACTTTCTATTGGTGGTGACTTAACTACCTCGTTTGTGTTACCGGCAATATTTAGTGACGATTTTTCAGAGCCATCAAGCTCATTAACCGCCCATCGTCATGAGTATGAAGATTGTGCCGTGATTGAATATGAGCCAGCAACCGGGGCGCTAACGGTTACAGGAATTAAAACTGCCGTGATTGAAGCCAACGAGTCGGTCACGGTCACATCCCCCGACATTACGTGTGTCGCGACAAGCAAAATCACCCTTGATACACCTACTGTTATTTGCACCAACAACTTAACCACGGGATCACTGACAGTACAAAAAGGTGGCACGATGACTGGCAATATTACCCATAGTGGCGGACAAATGTCCTCTAATGGCGTGGTGGTCTCAACCCACACACACGGTGGTGTGCGTACCGGTGACGGTAATTCAGGACTACCGCAATGAACTATCTCGGCATGAATGCACAAACCGGTGAACGCATTACCGATATTGAGCACGTTCGCCAGTCGGTGAGAGATATTTTTAACACCCCCATTGGTAGCCGATTGATGCGCCGTGAATATGGCAGTTTGCTTGCCGATTTAATTGACGGCCCTGTTAACGCCAAGATGCGATTGCAATTAATGTCGGCGTGTTACACCGCAGTTTATCGTTGGGAGCCACGTATTGTGATGACTGCCATTGATATTCATAGCCAACACGAACAGGTGATTGTGGATATCACCGGCTATTACGCCCATAACCAACAACCGATTAATTTCTCTCTACCGGTGAAATAACATGCCTACGATTAACTTAAGCCAATTAACACCGCCCGATGTGATTGAGTCATTAGATGCAGAACAATTATTACGTGAACGCAAAACGGCGTTGATTGCCTCGATGCCCGTCCATTTACGTGATGCGGTGGCTAACACGTTATCGTTAGAGTCTGAACCGTTAACCAAACTGTTAGAAGAAAACGTCTATCGTGAGTTGCTATTACGCCAGCGTATCAATGAGTCCGCGCGTGCGGTGATGGTGGCGTATGCGAAAGGGGCAGATTTAGACCAATTAGCCGCAAATTATAATTTATCGCGTTTAGAGTTACGTCCCGCCAATAACAACACTATTCCGCCCACACCGGCAATTTTAGAGTCTGATGATGATTTGCGTTTACGCATTCCCGCCGCTTTTGAGGGGCTAAGTGTTGCGGGGCCGGTGGGCAGTTATGAATTTCATGCCCGTAGTGCCGATGGTCGGGTGTCGGATGTGTCCGCGATCAGTCCAACACCGGCAAATGTCACTATTTCCGTGTTATCTCGTGAGGGTGACGGCACTGCATCGGAAGAATTACTGCGCATTGTTGAACACGCGTTAAATGATGAAGATGTGCGACCGGTTGCTGACCGCATCAAAGTGCAATCCGCCAAAATTATTCCCTATCAAATTGATGCGACGTTATTTCTCTTTCCGGGGCCTGAGTCGGAGCCGATACGCAAAGAAGCTAATCGACGTCTGACGCAATACATCACAGAGCAACACCGCTTAGGGCGTGATATACGTCTGTCAGCGATTTATGCCGCGTTGCATGTGGAAGGAGTACAACGTGTGGAATTAAAACAACCCACTAAAGACGTGGTACTGGATAAAACTCAAGCCTCGTATTGCACCCAAAGCACCTTAACGATAGGTGGCTCGGATGAATAGTTTATTACCGTCAGGCAGTAGCCCATTAGAAAAGGCGGCCGCCATTGCCTGCCAATCCTTGCAAACGTTGCCCGTGCCTTTACGCCAATTATGGAATGCCAGCACATGCCCCGTTGATTTATTGCCGTATCTGGCATGGGCATGGTCGGTTGATCGATGGGATGAAAACTGGTCAGAGCCTGTTAAGCGTCAAGTAGTACGGGATTCGATGTTTATTCACCGCCACAAGGGCACCATTGGCGCACTTAAGCGTGTGGTTGAGCCATTAGGTTACATCATCAAAGTCACTGAATGGTGGCAAACCGGCGATCCGCCGGGCACATTTCGCCTTGATGTGGGCGTGCAAGAAAACGGTATTACCCAAGAAATCTATGATGAATTAGAGCGTTTGATTGCCGATGCACGCCCTGTTAGTCGGCATCTCTTAGGGTTATCCATCAACCTTGATTCACAAGGTGAGTTTTATCTTTCTGCCGCGACGTTTAGCGGTGATGAGTTAACGGTTTACCCGTATTTTGCAGAAGAAATTACCGTGTCTGGTGCGCCATTAACGGCGGTCGGAGTACATATTATTGATAAAGTTGAGGTCGCACATGAGCGCTAAATTTTTCGCCTTATTAACGGTGATTGGTGCCAATAAATTGGCAAAAGCCACCGCATTAGGCACCACCTTAAAAATTACCCAAATGGCCGTGGGTGACGGTGGCGGAATATTACCAACACCCGATACACAACAAACTAAACTCGTCGGTGAAAAACGCCGTGCGGGATTAAATACCTTATTTGTTGATCCGAAAAACAACAGTCAGATTATTGCTGAACAAGTGATCCCTGAAAATGAGGGGGGTTACTGGATACGTGAGATTGGTTTATTTGATGATGAGGGCAGTTTAATTGCCGTAGGTAATTGTCCTGAAACCTATAAGCCACAATTGCAAGAGGGAAGCGGGCGAACACAGACTATCCGAATGATATTAACCGTTAGTCATACCGAATCCGTTGAGTTAAAGGTTGATCCCTCGGTGATATTGGCGACTCGTGAATTTGTTAATGATGCCATTGAAAGTGCCTCAAAACAGACAATGGCAGAGGTAGCTAAGATTTATGCCACTAAAACCGAATTAAGTACGGGTTTAAGTAAGGTACAAGGATCAGCGGATGATGCTAACACGAACGCTAATAGTCGCGTACCTAGTACCCGTAAAGTTAATAATAAACCCCTGAGTGCAGACATTACTTTAACGGCGGGTGATGTAGGTGCTGCAACACCGGCACAAGTGAATGAAGCAAAGACGGCCGCAGGCAATGCACAGACTGCGGCTAATAATGCTAACACTAATGCCAATAGTCGAGTGCCTAATTCGCGTAAAGTGAACAATAAACCATTGAGTGCAGACATTACTTTAACGGCGGGTGATGTGGGCGCAGCGACGCCAGCACAAGTTAACGAAGCCAAAACCGCCGCAGGCAATGCACAGACTGCGGCTAATAATGCTAACACTAATGCCAATAGTCGAGTGCCTAATTCGCGTAAAGTGAACAATAAACCATTGAGTGCAGACATTATTTTAACGGCGGGCGATGTGGGTGCTGCGACGCCAGCACAAGTTAACGAAGCCAAAACCGCCGCAAGCAATGCACAGACTGTGGCTAATAATGCCAACACTAACGCTAATGGTCGAGTGCCTAACACGCGTAAAGTGAATGGCAAACCACTAAGTGCTGATATTAGTTTAACTGCCGGTGATGTAGGTGCTGCAACACCGGCACAAGTGAATGAGGCAAAGGCTGCCGCCAATAATGCCAACACTAATGCCAATGGGCGAGTGCCTAACACGCGTAAAGTGAATGGTAAACCACTAAGTGCTGATATTAATTTAACTGCGGGTGATGTGGGGGCTTTAACACAAACACAGGGTGATGTGCGATATCAAAAAAAAGGAACAGGTCAGAACTTTAGAAAAATTTGGTCTGGGGATAATTGGACAAAAGGTGGCACAATCACTGTTTCGGAAGATGTACGAGGAAAAACTATTTATATTAAGGGTACAGGTTATCTTGGCGGGGGAATACAAGTACCGAATCAAATTAATATAGGTATTGTTATTAATTGGTATAAAGAATTCCATCTCTTTGTCGTGACGTCTTCAGATGGGAAAAATTTACGTTGTGATGATTCATCGTGGGGAATAAAGGAGATCTGGTTACAAGATTGAGTCGTGTTGTATCACCCCTCAAACAATCCCGCTTTCGTGCAATTTTCTCACTAATTTTTCATGCTACACGGACACAGTTATAGGAGTCCGTGAGCATGGCACAAGATTATCATCACGGTGCGCGCGTTATTGAAATTAACGAAGGCACCCGCACAATTCGCACTATCAGCACCGCTATTGTTGGCGTGGTTTGCACCGCTGATGATGCGGACGAAAAAACCTTTCCTTTAAACAAACCCGTCTTACTCACCGATGTGTCACAGGCTATCGGTAAAGCAGGGAAAACCGGCACCTTAGCCAGCACGTTAAAGGCGATTACAGATCAGGCTGAACCCATCACTGTTGTGGTGCGTGTAGAACAAGGTGAAAGTGAAGCGGAAACCACCACTAATATTATCGGTGGCACCACCGAAGAAGGGCTAAAAACAGGGTTGCAAGCGCTGTTAGCATCACAAACCCAACACGGTATTAAGCCTCGCATTATTGGCGTGCCCGGTCACGATACTTTAGCCGTTGCCAATGAGATTGCGGTGATTTGTCAAAAACTCCGCGCCTTTGGCTATGTGTCTGCTTATGACTGTAAAAATATCAGCGAAGCAATCAAGTACCGTGACAACTTTGGTCAGCGTGAATTGATGGTGATTTTCCCTGATTTTACGTCATGGGATAGCACAACTAATAGCGAGACGACGGCTTACGCCACGGCGCGTGCGTTAGGTCTGCGTGCCAAGTTAGACAATGATATTGGCTGGCATAAAACGCTGTCCAATATCACCGTTAACGGTGTGACGGGCATTTCTAAGGATATCTATTGGGATTTACAAGACCCCGCTACTGATGCCGGTTTGCTGAATGAAAAAGGGGTGACGACACTTATCCGCCGTGATGGTTTTCGTTTTTGGGGTTCGCGTACCTGTTCGGATGATCCGCTGTTTGCCTTTGAATCTTATACCCGTAGCGCACAAGTCCTTGCTGACACCATGGCTGAAGGGCAAATGTGGGCGATTGATAAACCGTTAACGCCATCTTTAGCGCGGGATATCGTTGAAACCATCAACGCAAAATTACGTTCACTGGTCAGTCAGGGCTATTTGTTAGGCGGTGAATGTTGGTATGACCCGACATCAAATAGCAAAGAAGAACTTAAAGCCGGCAAGCTCACACTGGATTATGACTATACGCCAGTGCCACCAATGGAAAATCTGATGTTACGTCAGCGTATTACCGATAAATACCTGATGGATTTCGGTAACAAAATCAAGGGGTAAATCATGGCGTTACCACGCAAGCTAAAGAATTTTAATTTATTTATGAATGGTGCCAATTATGTGGGCGTTGCAGAAGAACTCACATTACCCAAAATCACCCGCAAGTTAGAAGCCTATCGCGGGGGCGGTATGAATGGTTCGGTGCAAATTGATATGGGCCTTGATGACGGTGCGCTTGATAGTGAGTTTACTCTCGGTGGTGCTGATATTGACGTTTACCGCCAATGGGGCGCATCCACTATTGATGCGGTTCAATTGCGTTTATGTGGTGCTTATCAGCGTGATGATACGGGGGAAATATTAGCCGTTGAAGTGGTTCTGCGTGGTCGTTATAGCGAAATCGATCCGGGTAACTGGAAATCGGGCGATAACACACAAACCAAAGTCACCGTAAAACCCACTTACTACAAGTTAGTGATGGACGGTCAAGAAATCATTGAGATTGATATCGTCAATATGGTGGAAAAAGTGGACGGTAAAGACCTGTTACAAGCACAGCGTGATGCGCTGGGGCTTTAATTAAATGCGGAAAGAGAACATGAAAGAGCCAATCGAAGAACAAAACAAAGAGCAAATTGAGTGGGTTGTTGTGAATGGTGACCAAGCCACGGTGACATTAGAACAACCGATTATGCGCGGTGAAACCAAAATCGACAAAGTGACCGTACTTAAACCCAATTCAGGGGCATTACGCGGTGTGCGATTACAGCCGTTAATGGATATGGATGTTGATAGCATGATGCAGGTGCTACCGCGTATCACCATGCCGACGCTGACAAAGCAAGATGTGCTGTCTTTAGCCGCGGGCGACTTGGTAAACCTGAGTGTGCAGGTGGTCAATTTTTTATTACCGAAGTCGGTTATGCCCGATTCCCAAGCGAATTAACCACCGATGAACTGGCGGCAGATATTGCCGTCATTTTTCATTGGTCACCGGCAGACACCGGCAAAATGAGCCTTTCAGAATTATTGTCATGGCGCTATCAAGCGGCGAAACGTAGCGGACAACAGGATGAGTAATAACTTAAAATTACAAGTTGTACTGAGTGCGGTTGATAAATTAACCGCACCGTTTCGCAGTGCGCAAGAAAGCAATAAACGACTGGCGTCCGCTGTGCGCCAGTCGCGTGACTCGTTAAAAACACTGAATCAACAAGCCTCACAAATTGACGGCTTTCGCAAAATTAAACAGCAATTAACCTCTACACAGCAAGCGTACCAATCCGCCACACAACGTGTTGCCACCCTCGTCAAAGAAATTGCCAACAGTGAAAACCCTACTAAAAAACAGTTAGAGGCGTTTAAAAAAGCGCAACGGGAAGCGGGGCAACTCAAAACCAAGTATGAGCAATTACAGCAGTCGGCACAGCGACAGCGCTCAGCATTACAAGCCAATGGCATTTCGACTAATCAACTCGGTCAAGCACAACGGCGACTTAATGGTGATATTGAACGCACCACGCAACAGCTCCGCCGGCAAGAAAACCAGTTAAGGCGCAGTGCTGAACAAGAACGGCGCATGGCGGCGGCTAAATCGCAGTATCAAAAGACGCTTGATGTGCGTAATAAAATGGCGGGTGCTGGTGCCACCATGACGGCAACCGGTGCCGGTATGTTGTATTCCGCGAAACAAACCTTAATGCCGGGGTACGAGTTTAATGTCGGTATGTCAAAAGTGCAGGCATTAACACGCTTAGATAAAAACTCTGATGAATTTAAGATGTTACGTGAACAAGCGCGAGAGCTAGGCGCAACCACAGCATTTACCGCCAACCAAGTGGCACAAGGTCAAGCATTCTATGCCATGGCGGGTTTTAAGCCTGAGCAAATTAAAAATGCTATGCCGGGCACACTGGCAATGTCACTGGCGGGTGATATTGATTTAGGTACTACGGCGGATATTGGTTCCAATATTTTAACCGGCTTTAAACTCGATTCGGATCAGATGGGGCGAGTGAGTGATGTGTTAGTCGGTGCCTTTACCCGTTCAAATACCAGCTTAACCATGCTTGGCGACACCATGAAATATGTTGCACCGGTGGCGTCAGGCTTAGGGGTTGACTTAGAAACGGCAGCCGCCGCAACGGGTAAGTTAGGGGATGCAGGTATTCAAGGCTCAATGGCGGGTACCTCATTACGCGCGATTTTAGGGCGTCTTGCCGAACCGCCGAAAATGGCCGCTAAAGCATTAGAAGAACTGGGTATTAAAACCCGTGATGCCAAAGGCAACTTACGTGATTTCCCTGAATTATTAGCCGAGTTGGATAAGAAAACCGCCAATATGGGTAATGCGCAACGGGCGGGATTCTTTAAACATATTGCCGGTGAAGAAGCTTTCTCGGCGTTATCGGTGCTTGCCGAACAGGCGGGTAAAGGGGAGTTGCAAACCCTTGTTGCTGATTTGAAGAAAGCCAAAGGCGAAGCCCAAAAAGTCGCGGGTACCATGACGGACAACTTAAGCGGGGATATGAAAAACCTGCAATCTGCATGGGAAGATTTAGGCATTCAGATTTTTGACGGCATTGATAGCCCGTTGCGTCAGATATCACAAAGTATTACCCGTGTGATTTCTAATGTCGGTGTGTGGATGAAAGAAAACCCTGAGTTGGCTAAAACACTGACTATGGTTGGCTTAGCCATTGCAGGCATTATTACCACACTTGGTGTGCTCTCGTTATCCATTGCTGCCATGTTGGGGCCATTAGCTGCTGCGAAATTAAGCCTATCAATTTTAGGCATTAAAGGCGGTGGCGCGTTAACACTGTTATTAAAACCAATTAAATTATTAGGCAGTGCATTTTTATGGTTGGGTAAGGCCATGTTAGCTAACCCTATCTTGTTAGCTATTGCCGCTATTGCCGGCGCATTTTATCTGATTTATAAAAACTGGGATAAGATTGAGCCGTATGTCACCAAGGTGTGGGAGTCTGTTAAACAGCGTACCGCTATCGCATGGCAAGCATTAAAAGAGACCATTTTAAAAGTATGGGAAGGGATTAAATATATCTTCTTTAACTGGACAATACCGGGCTTAATTGCAAAACATTGGGATAGTATTGTCGGCTATACCAAAACTGCATGGGCGTCTGTTAAATCTGTAATTTCAGGTATTTGGGAAGGCATTAAAACCTTTTTCATGACACAAACTTTACCGGGGATTATTTATAGCAATTGGGATCAAATCGTTAAGTACACCCAAGAAAAATGGGAATTCCTTAAAACAACGATATCGACTAAATGGGATGAGATTGTCGAAGACACCAAAGCGTTACCAGCTAAATTTTTACAGTTTGGTAGCGACCTGATTGATTCCATTATTCAGGGAATAAAAAATAAATGGACGGACTTTAAAAATAGCATTGGAGAATTGGCAACCGCCGCCAAAGAAGCATTGACACCGGAGTTTGCTAAAACCTCCGATCCGAAAGTGCAGTCTGCGTTAGATTCTTACAACAGTAATTTTGCCGGTATGTATGATTCAGGCGGTTATATTCCCCGTGGTCAGTTTGGTATTGCCGGTGAAAATGGCCCTGAAATTGTCGAAGGCCCTGCAAATATCACCAGTCGTAAACACACCGCGATGTTAGCGACAGCCGCATTATCGCTAGGCAGTGCCTTTTCATTACAGGCACAAAATGCGCCATTGCATCCGCACAGTTTGCCAGTTGAAAACTATCGCCCGGCACCGGCTAATGTGAATATTCAACATCAACGTTATCAAGGTGCGCCGGCACATTATGAAATTAATATTCATCCTCAATCAAACCAATCCGCGCAAGATATTGCACAGCTTGTTATTGCTGAAATAGAACGCCGTGAGCGTGACAAGCAAGCACGATTAAATAGCCGTTATCAAGACAGTGAGGTGTGGTAATGATGGCAGCACTTGGGGTATTTGTGTTTGAGTTACGCACTGTACCTTATCAATCCCTACAAAAACAACAAACATGGCGACATGGTTTTACTCAACGTGTCGCGCGCCGACCGGCACAACAATTTATTGGCCCTGATACCGATGTGATCACTTTATCGGGGGCGCTTTATCCCTCATTAACCGGCGGTAAAGTGTCGTTGTTGGCATTGGAATTAATGGCGGATAGCGGTAAAGCGTGGTCGTTTATTGATGGTACGGGCACCATTCACGGCATGTTTGTGATCACCGATTTACAACGCACTCACACCGAATTTTTCCAAGACGGTGCCGCCAGAAAAATTGATTTCTCGCTGACATTAAAGCGTGTTGATGACTCTATCAGTCAGATGTTGGGAGATTTAAGCGACCAATTAGGCATGATGGCGAACGGTGCCGGTGAAGCGATGAATGGGGTTTTATCATAATGTTGCCAGAAATGATCACCGGTAAAAGTAGCACACCGGCTTTCGTGTTAATTGCCGGTGATGAAGATATCAGTGCCAAAATTCAAGGGCGATTAATTTCGCTTTCATTAACGGACAATCGGGGCTTTGAAGCTGACCGGCTTGATATTGAGTTAGATGATTCTGACGGCGCATTAATGATGCCAAAACGGGGTGAGGTATTAACCTTACATCTTGGTTGGCAGGGTGAAAATCTTATTCATAAAGGCTCGTTTACGGTCGATGAGATAGAGCATTCAGGTGTACCCGATAAAATGACATTGCGCGCTCGTAGTGCGGATTTTAGGGCAACACTCAATGTTCGCCGTGAAATGTCTTACCATCAAAAAACATTAGGCGATATCGTCAGAACCATTGCAGGGCGTAATAATGTCATGGCGGTGGTTGATCCTGGTCTTGATACAGTGAAGATTGAACATATCGACCAGACCAATGAGTCAGACGGCAGTTTTTTAACGCGCTTAGGGCAATTAAACGGTGCCACCGCCTGTGTTAAAAACGGCAATTTGCTGTTTATGGTGCAAGGGGGAAACACCACCGCCAGTGGTCAAGCATTACCTTTAGTGCAAATCACCCGGAGTGTGGGGGATGGGCACCGTTTTTCATTAGTAGATAGGGGCGCTTATACTGGCGTGACTGCCAATTATTTAAATACCCGTAAACCGCAAGAAAAAACACAATCACAAATTCGACGCAGAAAACCCACTACCGATAAACCGAAAAAAGAAGAAGAGAAACAAGGGGAATATCTTGTTGGTGAAGAGGGTAACGTGATGGTGTTATCTCATACTTACGCGAGTAAAACCAATGCTGAACGTGCCGCGAAAGCCGCGTGGGAAAAAATACAGCGAGGCGTTGCTTCATTTAGTATTACCCTTGCGAAAGGGCGTGCGGATCTCTTTCCAGAATTGCCGGTACAAGTGAGAGGGTTTAAGCCTGAGATTGATGAAGCCTATTGGACATTGGTCACGGTGAGTCATTCATTGAACAATAGCGGATTTACTACCTCGTTAGAATTAGAAGTTAAAAGCAGTGATATAGATATGGATAAGGAGTGATCCAAATAGCACTCCTTATTTAGGATCAACTATTCATCATATAATGGACTATCATTATCGCCAAAAATATTTTCACTGTTATCAAAATACTCTTCATCAAGTTCATTAAATTCAAATTCTTCTGATATATCATGATCACTATTTAATAATAAGCTTATATCTTCAATAGGGAGAGGCGTTTCAGAACTATTAAGAACTTCATATTCTTTTCTATTAAATAATAAGGGAGGGGGGGTATTTTCATCATAAAAAGATACTCCATTTTCTAATAGTAACTTAAATCCTTTATCTTTTTTTATAAAATCTAAATTCTCATTTCCTAACCAATTTCTTTTTCCTGCTTCATAACTTACTAACCAACCGGAATTATTTAGCTCGTCAGTAGATATAAACTTACTCAATAATTCATCTGGGATGTGTTTTTTGTTTATTAATTCTTTATTTACCATATCCAACAAAATAATAAGAGATATATTATTATCCATATCTAAAACTTGATTGATAGTTCTTTGATATGGTTTTATAGTTAGCTCTTTAGTTAACCAGAGCAACCAACATACTTCATTATGATGAGATGAATTAGAATGCTCCTCAAGTAAACTCGTGATAAATCTTTTTATGTTACGCTTGTCTAATTTATAATTAAAATAATTATAGGTTACCAAAAACCTAGAGACAATTTCTATGGTATTCGGAAATGCATAAGCAATTTTTAATAAATATGACTCTAAAATATCCCAGTTATCTTTCTTAATTATATTTGATGAAAGTTGTTTCATTGAATATTTAGCAATGCTTTCATCTTTATATTTCTTTTCTAAAGTAAATATAGATGAGAAAAAATTATGAATATCATTTCTTTGGCTCTTTATCTCAGGTGATATTTTTAATTTTTTTATTCCATATCTCCAAGATTCCTCAATTAAATCTTTTGTTTCCATTATTTTTGTTTTTGATGCATTTATATTTAATTCATAGTTATTAAAAATTGATGTTAATATAGCTAGTGTTTTTTCTGCTTCTGCTTTATTAGTAAAGAATAAACAAAAGTCATCTACATACCTAAAACCTTTAGGGTAAGTGCTTAATCGTTTAATTAACTCTAAATCAATAGCCGTACCTATTATTTCAGAGATAATATGTGATGTATCACTACCAATAGGTAACCCAACAGTTTGCCCATCTTGGGCGTTACGGCAATATAGGTCTATTTTATCACCTAATAGAAGGGGTCCTTTTATGTTACTTTTTGATACCTCTTTACTATGTAATGCCCATGGAATTGAATGAGTATAAATGGAAGGGAAATAGCTTGATATATCAGTTATTAATGCATATTTATAACCTGATGAATCAAGGATTTTTTTTTCGTATAATTGACTAAATTTTGTTAAGGTTATTGCTCTTATGGATTTTTCACCAATAATAGGTTTACTTAAACTTAAATCACTTTTTTTAAAATGAATATTAATCTCATTCCAGTTATCAGCTATTAATTTAGCAATAATAAAATAACTCAATGGATTTAAAATATTAGTAGTTCGCCTATAATAAGATGATCTAGCAACACTATATTTATCGGTTCTTGTCCATTCTTTGTATGGATTTTTTTTATTATCAGCAGAAAAAATTTTGTTGATACCTACATTTATTTTCTCATGATTTTTACCAAAAGAATTTGAATTAAAATTAGGAGGGAGTTGTATTGGGAAAAAACCTTTGGTTAGTAATTCTTCTAAAATATTCACAATCGAATCTCATTATTAAAAATAATGTATTAGATGTTATTCTAATTACCAAGTTAAGAAAACTGTGTATAATTACAGGTAATTTCCACATCATAAAGAGGTAAACCGTTTATGATGATTTGTCCTGTTTGTGGTCACGCCGCGCATACTCGCAGTAGTCAGCAAATATCTTCCGATACCAAAGAACGTTATAATCAGTGCCAGAATATCAATTGTGGTGCGACGTTCGTCAGCCATGAAACCGTAACGAGGTTTATTTCAAAGCCTCAATTGATTGAACGGGTAGAGCCGCATATTGATAAGTATTGCCAACAGGCATTAGCGATTTGATGAAAATGCCCGGAGTGTTCCGGGCGTTGTTTATATCTGAAATGTTCTATTTTTTCTTTGTCTCACTTTCATCAGTACAAACTCGTTTTGATTTACTTGTGCTTCCATCATTACAAATAAATTTACCATTCTCACAGTGAGATACACCGCCTTTTTTACCAGAACAAGGGTAGTTTTGAGCTGATACAGTATTTATTGAAAACAAGCTGAGAAGTGTAATTATTAGGGTGGAAATAATAACTTTGTTCATTACAAATATTCCTGTCAGTAAGGTTATTTGAGATAAGTTGAAGAATTATTATTGTAGTATAAATTTTGCATGTTGGAGATGGAGTGTTATCAATATACTTGTACGAAATTACTTTTAACATTAAATTTTTCTAATTTTATTTTGTTACTATTAGATACAAATACTAATAATAAAATTTAAATATCTTGATAGGAGTCTATTAATTTTCATTAAAATCCATGTACGCTAAATAGATATTAATATCTTATTTGGAACAGAAAAATATGATGATAAGAACATTTCACCCTATTGGGCAAGGTGCATTTTATACAGAGGAATTTGATAATTTTACCTTTGTTTATGATTGTGGCACAGATACAGATGGTAAAAAGAGAATAGGAAAATATGTAAGTAATCATTTTGATATAAATGAGGAAATAAATTTTTTATTTATATCCCATTTTCATAGAGATCATATTAATGGACTGGAATATTTACTTTCAAAATATACTGTCAAACGTATTTTTATTCCTCAGTATGATATTTATGAGCGAGTAATTGAGCTTTTTAATACAAGTAATGAAGGCGATTATGAAAAAATAGACATTAACTTATTCGATAATAAATTAATTTTAGATCCTATTGAAACAATAAAATCTATATCAATAGATACAGAAGTAACTTTAGTTAGACATGACTATGGTGATAGTATCATTGAAGATGATATCAATGATTATGAAGTATCTCCAGATAACTATCTGAATAGTGGTGAAATATTGTCTTCTCCAATTCCTAATTGGATATTTATTCCTATTAATTATAAGGATAAATCTCGATCACATGTATTTAGTGAAGAGCTTAAGAAGTTAAATATTGAATTTAGAAATACTGATGATTTTGTTAAGGTCTGGAGTAGAAAAGATAAAAGAAAGAATGTCATTAACACATTCAGAGATTTATCATATAGTCCAAATGAAAACTCAATGGTGGTGTATTCTGGCTCTAGTATAAATAATTATTCATTTAGTAAAATTAATCATATTTCTCTCACTGAAAAAGAAATCGAAGAAGATGAAATTAATTTTGAAAGAAATGTTTTGGGAATGAATGAAAGTAGTTGTATATATTTTGGTGATTATGAGGCTAAAAATAAAGGTGCATTGGAATTAATTAAGAATAGATTGAAAGAGTATTATAACTCTGTTTGTACTATTCAAATACCTCATCATGGTTCATTTGAAAATTATAGTAAAGACATAAACGAAAGACATAACATCTATTCTGTTATCTCGTATGGAGAAAAAAATAGGCATGGCCATCCTAGCCCATGTACAAGAAAGCTTATTGAAAAAAATGCTGGTATTTTGTTCGAAGTTACAGAAAAACCATCAACAATATTACGTTTTTTTATAGATGAAAGATAACTTAAATCACAATTACATATTGAAAAGCATTCAAAATAAAAAAGCCTCTCTTGCAAGAGGCTTTCCGAAATGTGGTCAATATGTGGACATTGACGTTGATTAAATCCTTTTATATCAATCTATTAAATCGGTTTTAAAAGCCTCACTTAGCGCCTTTGATTACTTGATTCGTACGAGTGCAAAATAAGTAAATCAAAGATAATCAATAGGTTATAGGGAAAGGCATCTTTTTTAAGATGCCTTTTTTTGTACATAAGTTATTAGCTAATTAGATACTGATACAATTAAACAAAGTAATATTCGATTCACCAATGAAGAAATTAAATGGATCAATAAACAAGTTAGATAATTATTGGTTTTCAAGTGAGTTGCTTTAATAATAATCCGCTCTTTTATTTAATTGATAAAAGAGTGGTGTTTTTTATTTAAAAATCAATATAGTTAACCTGAAAATTCATCACATAATTCTTGGAGTTTATTAACCATTCTAGCTATATGAAAACCATCACATGTAGCATGATGCACTTGGATAGATATTGGTAATAAAAATTCGTCATTTTGTTGAGTATATTTTCCCATAGTAAAAATAGGGGGAAAATAATCTTTGGCATTAGCTATATTTAAATTAAATCCGTCAAAACTTACCCATGGGATCATCGAAATGCAGAAATGATTTTCTGGTAAATTACCTTTAGCGGATAGACTTAGATTATCTTTATATTTTTGATAGTCTTGATTATATCCTTCTAGAAAAGAACGCCAATCCTCAACGTATTCGCTCCATAACTCTGAAAAAGTCTCAGTCTCTGGATGAAAAATTGTGTATGCGGGATTGATATAATCCCAAATAACTAATTCATCATCTTTGATTGTCATTCTAGACTCAGAGTAGTTATTAACTGTTTTCGCAATTAAATAGATCATTGCAGGGTAAAGCTTAAGATTATTTTTAGCTAATACTGTCTTCAAGATAGTAATATCTATTTTAGTTGTTAAGCTAAAACCACACTGTAGGTTATGTCGATAATGTAAGAAATGTTCTTTTCTATTCCATTGTTCTAATTTGATTTTTTCATAATTCAT